TGGGGCTGGCCCCGGCACTGGCGAGTCTGGTTCTGGCGAAGGCACTAGCGGCGCAGGCGAAGGTACTGGCGACGGCTCTGGCGAAGGTCAGGGTATGGGCGGCGGTGCTGGTACTGGCGGCGGCACAGGCGGCGGCGAAGGCGGCGGCCAAGGCGGAGGCTCGGGGACTGCTCCGGGTGTCGGCACTGGCACAGCTCCGGGAGCCGGCGATGGCGCTGGTGGTGGTGGCGAGGGTGAGGGTGAGGGTGAAGGTGAAGGTTCTGGAGGGGGTTTATTTTCTGGAGCATATACACCAGCTCGCCCCTTAGGTATTGACTACAGACTTCCTGCGCTGCCCCCTATTATCCAGTCAATTCAGGGTGATTGGGCTGCTTCATTAAAGGGCCTTGAAAACAGGCTTGACGGAAATAGGTCTAATCCATTGCAAATTCGAAAATCTTTATTTGAGGGGCTTGTTTAATTATGTCTCAGCAATATGGTGGCGGTCTTACTCCACGGCAACAAAAACAATTTAGTTCGTGGTGGTTAAACGAACAATATGGTGGCGACCTTAACAATGTTGAAGGCCTTTACCAAAACGAAACAACTGGTAACTGGCAGGCTGATCCCGGCAGGGTTTTTGACATTAATCCTGAAACTGGTCAGAAGGGTCAGTTTAAGTACATGGCTACTCCTGCTTATACAGGCTGGATGGACGTTACTCCGCCCTTGTCCTACACAATTACTAACGCAGATGGAAGCACCTTTGAAGTTGAAATGACCCGCAATCGCCACGGTTTATATGCACCTGAAGAGTTTTTAGATTCATCTGGTGAGCGAATTGTATTTAACACAAACCCTAACACTGGCGAGGAGGGTAAGTGGATATGGCTTGGGAGTATGGGCTGGACAAATACAGAGGGCGATCCTCAACCAGAGCCAGAGCCAGGAACTTTAGTGTTTGGTGGCGGCGGTCAAATGGTTGGCCCTTATGATCCTGATTACGACTCCAGTGCCGAAAGCGGTGATGCAGCAATGAGCGAAAGTTCAGCTGGTGAGTCTGTGTCTACAGGCAGTGATTCTGCTTCTATGGGTGGAGGGTCTGCCTCTATGGGTGGAGAGCCTGCTTCTGTGGGTGGAGAGTCTTTGTCTGCAGGAAGTGGATCTGTGCCTATGGCTGGAGGCTATACCGCTTCAACGCCAATCGGCCTTAACTATCAAGCACAGCCTTTATCTGCTTTGTCAGCGTCTACAGGCATTGATTATGCAAAACTTCTTAATTCTGCTTTGGCTGTAGATGTGTTAGGCGGAATGCTTACTGGCAGGAATATGGTATGACTTATTTAAATTTAGTAAATAATGTACTTCGCCGCTTGCGAGAGGATGAAGTAAGTAATGTATCAGAAAACACTTACAGTAAAATGGTGGGTGATTTTATTAATGATGCCAAAAAGTTTGCTGAGTCTGCTTGGGATTGGTCAGCGCTTAGAACCACGCTTACGATTACAACGGCGGCTGATGATTATACCTATTCACTAACAGGATCTCAGAACAAAGCTAAAGTTCTTAATGCAATTAACGATACATCAAATATCGTTATGGAGTATCGGCCTCAAGTTTGGTTTGATGAAAAGTTTTTAATTAGTACGCCTGCTTCTGGCGCACCTGAGTACTACACGTTTAATGGTGTAGACACTAATGGAGATACGCAAATTGATGTGTATCCAAAACCAGACGCAGCCTACAGCTTAAAAGTTAAGTGCACCCTGCGAAATACCGAGCTAAGTAGCAACACAGACACTTTAGCTATACCCAGCGATCCAGTAATTCACATGGCAATAGCTTTGTTAGCGCGTGAGCGCGGAGAAACAGGCGGTACATCTGCTCCTGAGTACTTTGTTATTGCTGACAAATATTTGTCTGATGCGATTGCTTTGGATGCACAAAAACACCCAGAAGAAACCATTTGGTACACTCCTTAAGGAGACTAGTGCATGGCACAGCCATTACAAAGCATTAACTTAGTTGCTCCTGCATTTAAGGGCGTCAACACAGAAGACTCCCCGATTGCACAAGACCCTTCATTTGCGGATGTTGCAGATAACGCCATTATTGATAAACGTGGTCGTATCGCTGCGCGCAAAGGTATTGAGGCAATCACTACAAATAAAACGGCATTAGGCACTGATTATGTGCACAAGGTTCATTATTTTTATGACGATGCAGGTAACGAGGTAGTATTTACTGCAGGCAACAACAAGATTATGACAGGGACTACTACCCTGACTGATGCTACACCTGGATCATATACAATCTCAGATAACAACTGGAAGATTGTAAACTTTAACGACAAAGCGTATTTCTTTCAGCGCGGTTACGATCCTTTGGTGTACGACAACGCTACAGGACTGCGTACATTTACTGTAGCAAACGGTGGCGCTACTTCAGCCACTTTAAAGTGTCACGAAGCTCTAGCAGCTTATGGGCGTTTGTTTATTGTAGACAACGCAACCGACACTCAGACTATATATTGGTCAGACCTTCTGGACGGCAGTGATTTTTCTGGCGGTTCTAGTGGTTCTATAGATGTATCTAAAGCATGGCCTGATGGATACGATGAAGTTCGGGCATTAGCCGCTCATAATGATTTGCTTATTGTTTTTGGTAAGCACAGCATTGTTGTATATTCAGGAGCTTCAAGCCCTGCAAGCATGGCAATAGCAGATACTATTGCGGGCGTTGGGTGCATCTGTAGAAACTCTGTACAGCACATTGGTACGGATGTGTTGTTTATGTCTAATTCAGGATTGAGAAGTCTTGGGCGTACTATTCAAGAAAAGTCTCTTCCTATATCTGACTTAAGTTTAAACATTAAGACAGAGCTAATTGCAGTAATAGATTCAAGAAGTAAGCCTACGGCTTCTGTGTACAGCCCTGAAAACTCTTTTTACTTAATTGCGTTTCCAGGTCAGTCAGCTGTGTATTGTTTTGATCTTAAGGGCGCATTAGAAAACGGATCATTTAGGGTTACTCGTTGGCCTTCTGTTAGCCATAAGTCGTTTGAGCGCAAAACAGATGGCACGTTACTTGTTGGTACGTCTTATGGCATTGGTAAATATGCAGGATATAGAGACAATTCATTAGCGTATCGTTTTAGGTACTACAGCCCTGGCTTAAATTTTGGTGAGCCCGCAAAAATTAAACTGCTGAAAAAAGTTAGACCTACGATTGTCGGCGCTGCTGGTGCTACAGTGTTTATAAAATGGGCTTACGATTTTGGAACAGCCTTTAAAACCTATCAGTTTTTGGTAGGCAACCAGACTCCCTCGTTTTTTGGGGTGGCTGAGTTTAATGTTGGTGAATATACAGGTGGAGAACTAACCACTAAAAACGCTGTGTCAGGCACAGGGAATGGAAGTGTGATAACTATTGGCATGGAAGCTGAAATAAACGGCTTTGCCTTGTCTCTCCAAGAAATTAACGTATTAGCATTAATAGGTAAAACAGTATGAGCAATTATACAAAGACTACAAACTTTACCGCTAAGGACAGTTTACCTTCTGGAGATAGCAGCAAAGTTATTCGTGGTAGTGAGTTTGATACTGAGTTTGATGCGATTGCATCAGCTAACGCAACTAAAGCTGACTCAGCTTCTCCTACTTTTACAGGAACGGTTACAGTACCGAATTTAACAATTACAGGTAATGTGGTTGTTAGCTTAGGAAGTGCCGATACCGTCACGATTGATGGAGGTACTTACTAATGTCTAATTGGTGGGATAAATATGTAGACCCTGTAATTTCAGGAGTTACAGATTTCCTTAGCAGGGACGATGTTCAAACTTTAGGAATGGGTCTGGGCGGTGGCTTGTTGACTAAAGCTGCTTATGACCGTTTGCTTGATGTAGGTGTAGAGTCAAGAGCTGAGGCTGAAAGCATTGCTGAAACGCTTAGGCCAATGACTCAATTTCGGCCTTTTACTGTTACTTCTGCAACTGGAAGTCAGTTTGGTGTTAGACCTCAAATGTCTCCTGTTATGGACCCATTAACGGGACAGCCTGTTATAGATCCATTAACGGGGCAGCCCCAAATGCAGGTAACAGGAACCGAAGCGGCTATGGGTTTGTCTCCTCAAGAGCGGGCCTTGCAAGGCATGTTGATGGGGCAATCTGGTCAGTTTTTTGAGCAGTCAAGTATGTCGGGCGCTGAAAGAGAAGCTGATGTGTATGAGCGTATTCGGGCTACGCAGCGACCAGAAGAAGAGCGTCAACGGCTAATGCTTGAAGAAAGGCTAGCTAATCAAGGGCGGTTGGGTGTACGCACTGGAATGTTTGGTGGCACTCCTGAAGCGTTTGCTATGGAGCAAGCACAAGCAGAAGCTCGCAACAGAGCATCTTTGGCGGCCATTCAACAGGCTCAAGCTGAACAAGCACAGCAACAGCAAATGGGAATATCGGCGCTAGGCACTGCGTACTTGCCGCAAGCTCAGCTACTTAATGTTCAGTCTGCTACTCAGCTATTCCCACAAATCCAGCAGCAAGCTCAGCTGTATGGCACTGGCACATACGGTGAAACGTTAATGAGTGCGCTTGAAGCTCAGTTGATTGCCGAGCAAAAAGCAGCAGACCTAATGGGTGCGGCAGGCACTGGTTTGCTTGGTGGTGCTATCAAGTCTATTACATAAGGGTTAAGTCATGGCTAAATTTTCAAGAGAGTATTTGCGACAGGCCACAAGCCCAGGGATGTTTGGCCTTGGGGTTATGGGATTAGGCGAGCAACTTGGTACTGCACTGCAGGGCCGGCGAGTGCGTAATGCTGAAATGCAGATGATAACCCTTGGTAATCAAGCTCTTGCTGCATCAGAGCAGGGCGATATGGAGGCGCTTAATATGCGTCGACAGCAATTAATGGATTTGTTGTCTAGAACTAGTAATAAAGACGCTAGAAACAACATCATTAATGCTATTAACGAAATCAATGCTGCGCGACCTGCTACTCAGGCAAGGGCGACAACTAACAAGGCGAAGGCAATCATTAAAACTGAGCAGGCGCTTGACGACATGAAATCTGAGCGTGAGTCTTTGCAGGTAACAGATGAGCAAGGTCAAGTGCAGCTAAGCGGCGTGTTTACATCTGGGCAAGACAGAGCAATGCAGGCTTTAGAAGATCGTCTTGAGGTAATGAAGCAAGATGCTAACGCTGTTGTAGAAGCAAATGATATAAGGCTAAGCACTAGGCTTAAGCAGCTTGAGGATGAGCAAAAGCTGTACACGGCAGAAGTAAAGCGCGGCGTTAGTATGCTTTCGCAGCATGAGTATGGGTCTGACTCATACAATGATACGGCTCAACAGCTTAAAGATGCTGGGCTTAGCAAAGCCGTTATGGATTACGAAAAGATTGTCATGCAGTTCCAAACAGAACAAGCTGAATTGCAAAAGAAGTTAGATGAAAAAAGACCTTTGAGCGCAGAAGAACAGGCGTACATGAGAGAAAGAGGCTACCGTCTTAGCGACAGTGATTATGAAAATCGTAAGCAATACAACACTTTAGTTAATGGTGAAAACCAAGCAAGAATGGCTATAGCGTTGCGCGCATTAACCTCAAACGAAGGTGACGCTGCAAAAGCATACGCAAATCTTGCGCTAGATACCTTTAGGTCAATCGGTGACACGCAACCTTTGTGGTTTGATGATCTCAAAGAAATGATAGATGACGAGCTTACCGAAAAAGATTACGAAATAATTTACGGAATGGCTGAAGGCAAAACCGAATCCGAAATTCAAAATGTAGTCGCTGGTTATTTGCGTAACAGATTTAAAACACATTTTGCGAATATGGAAACTGATGTAAAAAACAAACGCAAAACAAACCAAGCCATGCTTGATATTACAGAAGATTTGCTTTTGAGCGCCAAAAATCCAGACGGCAGCTTTAAGTATGAGCGCCTTGAAGATGGCTCTGTGGATAGAAGTAAAGTCCCACCTATAGAGCTAAGACAGGCAGAAGAAGAAGCAGAGCGACGAGTCAATCCGTCGATTCAGCCTTCAAGTCAACTTGATACCACTTTGGCAGGAGCTAAGGCTGGGGTAGTTTTTTAATGGTCGACTTTAGCAAAGTTGAGTTAAGCGACAAGGGCAATGCTGTATTGCGTTCGTTGGGCTTGCAAGAGCCTGAAGCTGATGAGCGCGAAGATACTTCTGAGCGTTTGTCTATTACTCAAGAAGACCTTTGGAGTCGGCTTTTAAAGCAAGAGTCAGGCAATCGTCAGTTTGATCTTTTTGGGAATGTTGTTGAGTCTCGCGTTGGTGCGCTTGGGGCTTCTCAAGTTATGCCTGCTACTGCTATGGACCCTGGCTTTGGAGTCCCAAACATTTTTGCTGTCGCAAAAGAGCTAGGCGTTCCAGTAAAGGAGCGCACTAAAAAAGAAGCAAAGCGGCTTTTAGGCATTGAAAGTGTAAACAGGCAGTTTGGAAGAGCTTACTTTGATATGTTGGCTGATCGCTACAAAGGCGATATGACCAAGCAGCTTATTGCTTATAACGCTGGGGCAGGTGTAGCTGATAAATACAAGGGCGACCCCAGCACATTGCCTAGCGAAACTCAGGGGTACATAAAAAAAATTCTTGCTGGTGTAGGAGAGCCTACGCAAACACCAACAAAAACCCCAGCTGTTTTTGATTTTAGCTCTGTCGAGTTGTCGGATGCTGGAGAAAACCTTGTTGCTCAAGAACAGCGACGCAAGACGGAAAGAGCAAAAGGTCTTCTTGTAGAGTTTGGGGAAGGTGTAACTTTTGGTTTGCTTGGAGAGCTTAAGTCAGCACTAGAGGCTGCTTCTAGCGACATTAGCTACAGAGAAGCAAAAGAAAGATACGAAATAGCAAGGGATATTTTTAAAGAGCAAAACCCTGACTTGGTTGGAACATCACAAGCCTTGGAATTTTTTGGCGCAATTCCATCGGGGATAGGTCTTGGCACGCAGCTAACAAGAAAGGGGCTTAGCCTCGCAAAAGCAGGCGGTGTTGAGGGTGGACTATATGGGTTTGCAAGTGGCGACTCCTTAGAAGAGCGTGTTGCTATGGGAACTATTGGCGGCTTGGCTGGTTTAACTTTTGGAAAAGTTATTGACGCAGCAGTTACGCCATTGTCTAGAGGCGGCTTAAAAACTCAAACAGACGAGGTTGCTGATGAGCTTAGTGATATTGATGAGCAAGGCGTTCTTCGGTCAATACAAGAAGCCGAAGATAGAGCTGTATATACAGAAGTAGACAATCCTAATTACGCTAAAAAACCTTTAAGCGAGGCTCAAACAGCTGGTGAGTTGTGGGAAGGCCTGAAGACTTCTCTTGGTCGTTTTTATAATGACAAATTAACAGGAGTTTCAGATAGGCTTTGGAGGGAGGTTAGCCCAGAGGTAGGTGCGCGAACTCAAGCAGCAAGCGAAGCAGCTACTAGAGTATTTGGCAAAGACCTTGATGATTTGTCTGAGCGACTTACTCCAATTATCAAAACCATTAACGAAAGCGACAGACTGCTGGGCGTAATGCTTGATTTTTCTGCTGGAAAACTAGGGAAAACTTTTGACGATTCATTGGCTAGGCTGGAAAAAGAACTGTCTAACGATTTGAGTTTAGATCAAATAGCTACGTTAAAGCAGTACATTGGTTATAGCAGAAGCAAAAATCAAAACGCTAACAAAAATCTTTTTGGTGCTGACTTTGGGGATAACGCTTACTTGCACACCCTTAATAGAGGTTTTAGGGATAGGTTAAAAGAGCAAGGCACTCCAGAAGACGAAATACAAAGATTGCTGGATGACCCAGGCTTTGAGAGAAGAACTAGAGGCTCTTACTTAGACGAGAATGACCCCAAGCGTCCTAACCCATCGGATTATGAAAACCCGATAGTTTCTGATATGAGGAGGCTGATTCAGCTAGAGCAGCTGTCTCAGGTTCAACGAAAATTTAATGTCCGTATTGACGATTACAAGTCTGGGCCTCGTCGAGAGCAGGCTTTTGAGCGGTCTTCTACCTTAATTGAAGATACTGGAGAGTTAGCTACCGACCCTGTTTTGCTGACAACGAACTTGCAGCGAGCAGTAGATGATCCTCTTACTCCTGATGAATTTATGGAGGCGTTTAAAAATACGCTAATGAAAAAAGGCATTAGTGAGGAAGGAGCAGAATATGCTAAGCAGCAAATTAAAGAGCTTATTTTGGGGGCCACTAAAACTCCGCACCCGTTAGTTCAGGCAGTCAACTCTTTAGCTTATGCATTGACTCTTGCTGGGCCATTGTCTGCAATTCTTAATCTTGCTGACATTCCTTTGGTTGGCGCAAAGTACGGTGGTGCTGCTGTGCGTGAAGGTTTGCAGTCTACTAACCCGTTTAAAAAATTACCTAACGCTGATTTAAAGAAAATGGGATTAAGTAATCAAACATTTGGCGAATGGGTAAACATTATTAATGACAAGGTAAGCGACAGTTCTAACTGGATGGTCAATACCGCAGAGCGAATGAGAAAAGGCGCTGACTTTTTAATGCGGGGGTCTTTGTTTGCTTCAATGGATAGAGTAGGCAAGCGAGGCGTAATGCAAGGCGTTTTAAAAAGCGCAATGGATGATGCAAGTGCTGGCAGGCTTGCTGATAATTGGGGGTTTTATTTTAATGATGCGGAGTTAAACATCATTTCAAGTCAGCTAAAAAAGCATGGCATGGATTGGAGTAAGTACAGCAAGCAAGGCAATGATTTAATTGAGGAGCTTGTTTCTGCAGGTCTTGGTCAGCAACAGCTAATTAGTTCAGCAGGCCGTCCCGCAGCGTGGGCGCGGCATCCTAATTTGCGACCCATGTGGGCGCTCCGTGGTTTTGTAGTTAAGCAGCAAGCCCTGGCATTGCGCGAGGTGGTTGGAAATCTTAAAGCGGGTAGGCCAGATAAGGCGGCTGAGTTCCTTGGTCGCTATGCAGCGTATGGTGCAGGTGGTTATGCCGTGATTAATGAAGGTCGCCAGTTTATCTTTGGTGATGGCGAGGTATCAGCTGGTGGAATAGCCCGAGGCTATGGTGATGCATGGGCTTCATTGCTAACGGCTAATACTCTGGGCCTTAATGACTACCAGTTTGGCAAGATCAAAGAAAATGGAATTATGCTGACATTTGCTCAAGGCTTGATGCCGATAACGGTAACCAGACCATTTGATATTGTTGGCACAACGATTGGGGTAATAGATAGGGAGTATCCCGTAGCCCGTCTTGCATCAGAAGCTCCGATTATTAGGGATGTTGGTCGGTTTTCACGCAACATCGGAGAGCGTGCGGGCATTGAGCCGCTTGAAGAGTTTGGCGGCATGATGACGCAAAAGAGACTGCCGGACGATTAATTCCAACTAACAATATCGTAGTCTGGGTCAGCTTCTGCTTTCCTAAACTCTGCCCTGTAATGATCGCTAATTTCTTTACGCAGTATCTTGTTAGTCTTTAGCAGCGCATTAGCTTTTTCTCTGAGAATGTCCATGTGGCCTTCGCCGTAGATTTTTGTCAGCCAATCAGTAAATGCTACGGGGTTGGACGTAAACCACTGGTGGTGGTATCGGCATAGGGTAACGGCGTTGTCCATGCTCCAGCGTACAGACTTGCGAGCGCGTCCATAGATGTGAGCGCAGTCCGTTCCTTCCTTAAAACAATACTGGCAGCGGTGTTGGTCTCTGTGTCTAACGCACTTGCTAAACCAGTTATCACACGCC